GGAAATGTGATTTCTGGGGCTGGAACATTTTTACAAAATAATGCAGGAGGTGCGGCTGGCGTTATGGGTTCAATCATAGCGTCTAGAGCGGTAAAAACACTAGGTATCAGTGTAAACCCAGATGAACTTCTTGCAAGAGCAACTGGAAAAATTGCGAACCCAAACGCTGAACTTCTTTTCCAGGGCCCAGTCTTAAGAGACTTTGGTTTTCAGTTTCTTATGGTTGCAAGAAGTCAAGAAGAAGGTGCAACAATTCGTAAAATCATCAAATGGTTCAAACAAGGAGCTGCACCAAAATATGAAAATCAGGCGTTACTTGGAACACCTGATGTTTTTAAATTACAATACAGTACAAACAAGATGAACAAGTTTCATCAAATGGCTCTGAGAACAATTACTGTTGATTATGCACCCGATGGATATTGGGCAGCATATGGTGATTCTCAACCAATCTCGGTTTTAATGAACTTACAGTTTACTGAATTGAAACCAGTTTATGATGTCGATCAAGAACAATCTGGAGACGATGTAGGTTACTGATATGGCATACGATCCTAAAAGAAACGCATATTTTAGACAGTTTTCTGAGTTAGAGTATCCATCTCTAGCGAATGACAGAAACTCAATCTATGATTATTCAAGAGTCAAAAACATTTTCCGTAGATCTGTAATTCGGGAAGATATTCTAGATTCCTATGTGGCATTTGAAAAATATTCAATTCAAGGTGATGAAAGACCCGACAACGTGGCAGAAACTTTTTATGGGGATTCAACTCTTGATTGGGTAGTTTTGATTACGAACAACATCATTAATGTTCGAGATGATTGGCCAATGTCAAATTCGGACTTATACAACTATTTGTCTGAAAAGTACACAGAATCACAATTATCAAACATTCATCATTATGAAACTTTGAAAATATTTGATGGTCAAGGTCGATTAATTCAACCAGAAGGATATTGGGTTGATTCTGACTATTCCGTAACTTTTCTCGATGGTGGTATATTGAAGACAGAAAGTCGAATTAAGTCTGTTTCATATCTTCAACACGAAATCGCACTGAATGACAAAAAGAGAGATATTAACATCTTAAAACAACAATACTTAGAAATCTTCTTGAGAGACAATAGTGACAATATGGAATATAAACCATCAGAACAGTATATTAGTCCAACTCTCAAAAAGACCGAAAATCCACGTATTTTATTGCCAAGATAAAAGGGTCGCCTGAGCGACCCTGTGGCTCAAAAATGGCCAGGAATTTTTTTCCCGCTATTTTTGAAATCAAAAGCTAATTTCAGTCTTCAGCAAGTCGAGCGAAGTAGGACAGGGCATCCTCTTCATCTTCATCACGGTCAACACCAGCAGCCACGGCTACAGGTTCAACAGAACGACGAGGAGTAGGATCAACAGAGTAACTATCATTATCACTCTCTTCATCCATAACTTCAGGATCTTGATACTTGGGAACACCACGAGTTCCAAGAACATAATCAAGACGCTTCTTCAGATCTTCATAAGACTTGAACTGATCAGGAGCAAGAAGTTCCGAGAGAGAATATTCTTGTTTCCAGACGGCTTCCAGAGCATCATCGTCGTCCAGAAGAGGAGAAGGGCGATCAAACTCAGAAGAGTCGTAGTTCCAATAACCAGCAACCTTCTTGATCTTCAGTTTGAAGTTAGCACCACCCCAGAAATCAAAGGGGTTGATAGGAGTTTCATCTTCAAACTCGGGTTGCATCGCTGCAGTGATCTTATCAAAGATCTTCTTACCGAACTTGAACAGGAACACTTTACCTTCATTGGCAGAGTTGTTCGGATCCTTAACAACGTAGATGTTGGCGTAGTAAGACAGTTTACGTTTCTGTTTACGAGCAACCTCTTTGTCAGAATCCAAACCAGAGTTCCAGAGTTGGGAGTTGTATTCGGACACAGGATCCTTCTGACCCAGAGTTGTCAGAGAGTTTTCAATGAACCAACCACCAGGGCCTTGAAAGGCGTGACTGTAAACTTTGGCCCAAGGCAGTTCTTCACCCTCAGGAGCGGGAAGAAAACGAATCACGGCATAACCATTACCAGCCTTGTCAACTTCAGGTTTCCAGAGACGATCATCAACGCCACCAGAACCCTTGTTCATTTTTTCCACCTGCTGCACCAGTTTTGCAGTCAGAGAACCAAGGGAGGATTGTTTTTTAAGATTTTGGAAAGACATAGGATTAAGTCAGATTTGGCTTGTGTTTTGAACACCCCTTTATGATACTAGGTATCGTCTGGGGTGTCAAGTGTTGTTTTCAGATTCTTCAGAGTTTCTCTCATATCACTAAAAACTTGTTCGACGGATGCACTCGGAGGCATTCCCAGTAAACACAATGAACTTCGCATATCTTCGACTATCGACTGTGCCTTTGGATCGTCTGACAGTTTCATCCGTAGGTACATCAGGTATTGTTTTTCTAACAACTGTTCAAGAAGTTGGAGTTGTTCTTCTTTCTCATCGTCAGTCAAAAATGTGAACCTCATAAATCCTTTTTGAAGTTCCATCTGAAGGCCTTGAATATCCTTAAGACCTTCTTGTACAAATTCTGACCGAAAAAAGTCACTCATTGTATTGCAATCCCTCTGAGAGTTGTTTTGTATTTGTCAATATCAATACTATTTAACAGGAAAGGTTTGTACTTGTCAATCTTTAGACTTATGGTTTTCCACACAAAATCATTCAGTTTTCCGTCAAACTCTTTCTTGTAGTTGACAATCGCATCCAGAATAATCAATGATTCTATGGATAGATTATTTCTTAAATGTTCTTTCACAAGAACTGGATGTTTTCCGTTTTCTGTTTCAAAGATTGAATTGAAGTTGATGTCACTCAACAGGTTTTCCATTTCCTGTCGAAACACATAACTAAGACTTTGAACTTTCTTTTGCCAAGTTTTATACTTTTCATCTCCAGTTTGAATGATCTCTCCTATCCACATCCTCTGGGGATCATCGCACTGTGAAAAGATTGCTGTGAAATAATTAACGATCTCATCGTCCTTTCGTTGACGAGACATCTTTTCAAAAAAATATCGATCCTTTCTCTTATTAAAAGAGGCGACAGACGCATTGGTCTTGCCGCCGTATTTAAAGTAATCGAAAGTGTCTTTAGTAAAATGATTTTTGAATGCTAGGTAAGTTTTATAGCAATCAAAGGCAGTCATAACGGAAGTCGAGCACGAGAAGTTTTCTTGAGAAAATTAAGTTCCATCGCTTCCCACCTCAGTTTTTCTTTCAGTGGTTTTGAAACTAATTTAGGAACTGATTCTACATCAATGTTGTTCTTCTCGCAATAATAAATGATCGCATCAATATAAGTCATCTTGTTTTCCGCAGCAATGCGTTCGATGTCTTGTGCGAAACGACTTGAACACAAGAACTTTTCTTCTAGAGCCTTGTTGATGTCATCCATTAACCACCATTCGGTTTCCAACAAATTTTTTAACATATTTCACCAGTAATTTAATGTAGTCACCTTTGTTTCTCTTATCATAAACGTGGACTTCTCCACCAGGAGTCACCATAATTGTGATAAGTTTTTTGACAGGAATGTCAGTCATTTCATAGTACATACAAGCATATGCAGCTTCTTGTACAAAGTATTGTTCAATCCATTCTTCTGGTTTGATTTTTTTAGATGTCTTGAAATCAATGATCGCAAGTTCACCTTCGTACTCTGCAATGCAATCCACACGACCAGCTAAACCAAGGTACTCTGAGTAGAGTGTACGTTCGATGGCGTGAATTGTTCCAATCTTATCAAGATATGGCTTAGCACTATGAAACATATAACGAGTCGCGGGAGGATAGTCATCCCAATTTAACTCTTTGTTTTCAAGATACGATTGAGCAACCTCGTGAAATATTGTACCTCTCGTTGTGGCTTCTTTCGTAACTCTATTAGCTTCCTGATCCCCTACACGTTGTCTCCACTCAAGAAAAACATCTCGGTTGTAGAAACTTGTGACTGAAGTGATCGAAGGCACCCAGTCGCCTGTAGGTAGTTTATATAGGCGAATTCCATCGACCTCTTTTTTCTCTAGTTCAATATCACCAAGATGATTTTCAACAATAAACATTACATACCTAAAGCAAGTTTCTTAATAATGTATTCCTTGACAAGCCCAGAACGGACAATATCATCAACACCAAATTCAACCATTTGAAATGATTCATTCATCTGTTGAATGATTTTCATAAAGTCAAGGATACCATTCTTTTCATATGTTTTCTGCAAGTCAGTTTGAGTGGCGTCACCGCAGAAAATAATCTTACAATCTTCACCAACACGGGTGATGATTGAATCCAATTCGTGAAAATTAAGGTTTTGCGATTCGTCAATCAGAAGAATCGCTCTATCAATTGTGGTGCCACGAATGAAAGAAGTTGACCAGAACTTGATGGTCTCCTGTTGTTTCAGGTTACCATACAACATTTCAAAGTCAGCATCAGTAGGCATCTCAAACATATATTTTACCATATTCTTGTATGGAATTTGGTAAAGTGACGATTTATCTTCGTGATCCCCAGGCAGAAATCCAATCTCTCGTGTAGCAACAAGAGATCGAACAATATAAACTCTCTCATAAGGTGTTCTTTCATCAAGTACATCTTTGAGAGCAAGATACAAAGCGACAAAAGTTTTACCTGTTCCAGCAGCACCAAAGGCAAAAATGTTTTTACCTTCTTTATACTTTTCGAACAATAACTTTTGATTTTCTGTAATTGGTTCGATCTTGTTTAAGAGATCTGTATTGATCGGTTTCTTTCTCTTCATTTGTTTTGTCGTCATACCAACGCCAATCGGAGAGTTTGATGTTTTTCTTGCCATTAGATTCTTTTAATACGAGAGCCAGGTGCTTTAGATGCTTTGAGAAGAACGTCATTCCAACCAGGGTTGCGATTGACAAGTTTGTCTTTCCACTCGCCAACTTCTCCTGGTGTTGCACATCCTTCAGACCAATCTCTCTTCCATTCTGGATTGTCTTGATACCATTGAGTGATTTCGTGTACGCTCATCTCAATGACTTTTTTCTCTCCAGTTTCTTTATGAACTATCGGATAAATCGCCATACGTTTCTATAAACCGTGAAAATATTTAGACCCATTCAAGGGCTTCTGAAACCGAAGGAAACTGTTCGCAGAACACTCTCTTACACTCTAGAGCAATATCCATATGTTCTTTCTGTGTTCCATTGGCCGAACGCAGATTGATATAATGAATCCAACTACGGCACGAACCAGTCATATAGATGCGTGTGGGAGTCGCCAAGGGGAGTACAAATCGAGCACACTCTTTTGCAACACCTTGATTCAGAAGATAGTTATAGACATCCTGGGCGTCCCGGAAGAGGTCTTGAATCATCTTATTCATCACGAACACTCTTTCCTCATCTAAGTCATCAATCGAGTTCTGGCGGTTCTTGGTGTCCTGCCTACGCAGTTCTGGCACAGGAATATCAGCACTTAACAGATTGGTGTCTGCATACCTTTGACTAAACTCTTGAAACGTAAAACTACGATGACGAAGAATCTGGGCTGCGATACCACGATTGGTTTCAATCTCAAGAGTCATAGAAGACTGTTCAAACACAGACCAATGATTATGCTTAATACAATAAGCAAGCAACTTGGAATAGTTCTCGTTATCCTGATTAGCAGGATTAGAGACTCTTGCAATGAACGCCATTGTCTTTTCTGCATCGGGAGTCACACTAATAAGTTTTACATTAGTCTGGGTAGCCATCGTCGTCTCCGTCATAAAACACTTCGTCGTAATCAGTTATGTATGGGGCAACCTCTTCATATCGTGGAGGTTTATAAGCATTTACATCTGAATATACTTCTGACTTCAAAGACTCCACAAGTAATTCAAGGTTATGAATAATTAATTTTAATTTGTCTCGATCCATAATAAGTTCCTCCTATACCATTCTATACAAAAAAAGAGGAGGTGTCAATCCTCCCCGTACTTTTTCAAAAGTTCTGTGATTATTTTTTCATCTCCACTCAATGTTTGAATCTCATAGAAGTTTGTTTTCATATACTTCTTGAGTTTCTTGTATTCTTTGGTAAGGTTATTAACTTCGTCCCAATTAACTTTGACACCTTTTTTCTTATCCTTACCATCAAAACCAAAACCAATACTCATCGCCGCCTCTTCTTTTCTTCTGGTGGTTTTTCACCCCAAATCTTAGGATTAACTCTTCCAGGGCCAAAGTCGATATCAATCATCGATCCAGGGCCAAACTTGTCATAATACATATCAAAAATATTAACTCGTTTGGCAGACCTTACAAGATCTTTCTTGACTTCACCTTCAAAATTTTTATAAGTTACAACGTAAGCATCAAGAGGAAAAGACTTATCTTGAAGATGAAGTTGGGTACAGCTTTCTACAAGAAGTTCTGTACCATATTTGTTTTTAAGAGAACTTTTCTCTTGAGGTGTCCAGTAAACTTCATCCATTGTGTTTTGTAAGGTAGTAGTTGTATTCATATCAACCTCCTCTGTTGCCCCACACAATGTCTGGGAAAGCTTCCTGCACCATCTCTCTGGTTACTTTATATTTGGTCGTAAGTTTCTTATCTTTTACCAGACAAATGATTTCAGCTTCGTCTGGATGAAGACCTTCTAATAGTTGGAGAAACATTTGTTCTCTTTTTATCGGTCTCAGAAAATCATTACCACCTTTCACAAAGTTATAAAGAATCTTCCACTCGTGAGCAAGATAGGTGTGTTCAGTTCCTGCTGGAGCTTCATTCTTGTTGAACGGAACATCTCCTTCAGGCAAAATAGAAACAATAGAATCATCAAAGTTCCAGATAAGAACCGACTTCAAATGAAGTGATTCATTCTCTTTCAGAACTTGAACTTTCTTTGCTTTCGTTCTTTGTTTGGAAACTTTGTCGAGAACTTCACTCAACAAAGGATTATTTGGCAATCGGGCTTCACCAAGTTCAGGATGTACTTCAGTCATTGTCATAATGGTTACTCGTCTTCTAGTTCTTCATCGTATAAAAAATCTGAGTTTTCAACACGGAAGGCAATGATTTCATCTGGAATAACATTACCTCTTTCATCATACATTTCTGGATGCATCTGGGGAATTACCGTTCTTTGAATGTGTTCTTTATATAACCATCCAATTATACCACCAACACACAGAAAAAGCACGGATATCATTGTGCCGAGAGTTAAAGTGACTGCTAACATCTTACTTTCCCCTGAGAGTTATGTTTTGTTTCCTTGTGTAAAAGGAAAACTCAAAATAGATGTGAAATTCTCGTCGAAGAAGAGAAACCATCTTTCCAAAACAAATTTTAAACGTTTTTGGTGGCTCTTGGTTCCTCCTCTTCTGTAACATCAACTCTACGCCTTTATTTATTCTGAGTTTTCTTCCTCCTTCCTCTCTTCTTGTCTTGCTCATATTTCCAAGCATCCTCTAAAATTCCGTAAAGATAGTTTCTAATTTTTCTAGCTGCAGGTTTTGGAATGTGACCATAGGCTTCACGAAGTTGTTTATGCAAGTCATCTGGGCCACCAATCAAATATTCATCCAAATCTTCAACAATGGTACTTAAGTTTGCAGCGGTTTGACTTTGAATAAAAACTTGAACCTGTGCTTTTGTTGCACCAATCGTTTTAAGATATTCATAAAAGTTCAGAACAAATTTATTGCTTTCAAATGCATAGTCAATGGCTTGTTCGATAACTCCGTTAATGTCTTCCATTAGATCAGATTGTTCTCCTGTAAGTATGCAACCGTATCCATACATCCGCCCAAGTGTTTGTCATCCATCACAACTTGTGGGAACGTGGATCCTTTCCCGAACTCACTATAGAACTGTTCTTTGGTAAAGTCAATGCCTAGTTTATAAACCTTGTGTTCAAAGTTTGAAAGTTCTAATACTTGAATAATTTTGGTACAAAATGGGCAACCATTTTTAGAATAGACGGTGAAATTCATTTTAATTACTCCGATATTTTTTGACACAAACTCCTCGAGCCCAAGCACGAGATAAACTATTTACATAAGAACAAGCCTTATTCTTTTTACCACAGTATGAGCAGAATGCATCAGGTGGATCAGACATTGTTTGAATCGGTGAGAGAATCTTCTTCTTGTGATTCTCCATTTGCTTTCGTTTTCGTGGATGCATATCTATAAAGTTGTGGCCAGGTGTCTCTAATTATCTCAGCAAGTTTGTAGGGTGTTTCTGAACTAATCACGCTAATATTGTTATACTTTGTTGTTGTTGAGATAAAAGTGTTAATACCTTTGGGTCTTTTGCGGTCTTTCTTACAGAGTCATAATAGTCATAGTATCCATTATGAAGAATAATAGCATCTCTCAAAGACCCAGTTTCATTCTGAAGACGGCGTAGTTTGCTTGCTAATAACCATACCGATACTTCATCATCATCCAGAAGTTCTCTCTTGGGTGGAAGTCCTTGTGTAATGAGTTCATTAAGTCCCAGTTGTGCGACACCAAAGGTCTTTACATCCACTGGTTTGCGATGAAGGATTTCCTCATAGAGAACTGCTGCGATCACATTCTCTGGAATATGAAACTGCTTGCTTGCTTTCTTAATATAAGGAACCAGAGTTTCCAGTTTCTGATAACTCATCGCCCGACTCATCGGAACATTGGACACAACATTGCTGATGACTGTGGGTGTGACGGTTCTATCCTTGACTCCATAGTTACTCAGAGTCTTATTCTGACTACTGATGGGGACAAAGGATAGAAGAAAAAGAATAGCAAGTATGCTGCGTTTCATTTAAGTGCTTTGAGATTTTCTACGAGTAGTTCAAGTTCTTGTAGGGATGCGTCACATTTTATCCAGTTAGCTCTTGAAGATATAACCCAAATATTATCTAGGGTATATCCTTTACCAGGAACTTTTTGATCTAAACTGGGGTTTCTTGGGTCTCTCTTATTATTAGTAGAAACCAAAGGTATTCCAAGTAAAGGACAAGTTTCTGGAATAATAATATCATCTATAGTTATACTAAAAGGAATACCTTTTATTTTTGCTCTGTGTTGAGCGTTATGAAACATCTTATATCTTCGGTCGTCTGCTTTACGGGTTCCAGGTTCTTTTTTACTTCTGGGATTATTAGGGGAAACTTCTCTTAATCTTTCCAATCTCAGACAACCGCAAGATATTATTTTCCCAGAGACAATATCGTGCCGTCTTGTTTTAGTTGTATTACCTCCACAGGAACAAGAGCATTCGCAAAGAACATATTTTTTACAAGGAGATTGATATTCCTTTCCAATAGTTAATCTATTAAAAGTTTTTCCAACTAAACTATTTTTAACCATACCTTCATTTATATCTATTATTATTTATAGTTTTTATTTTTTTTGAATGAAGGTATTATAACATAAAAAAAACCCTTGTATAAAGGGTCTTAAGAAAATCAAAGAGCGTTTCCTCTGGGAAGAACCTCTTCTGGAAAAACAAATCGTTCGTGGGGTTGATCTACTGGAGCCATCCAAGCACGAATGCCCTCGTTGAGCAGTATATTTTTAGAATAAAAAGTTTCAAATTCCGGATCCTCAGCCGCACGAATCTCCTGACTCACAAAGTCGTAAGCACGAAGATTAAGGGCAAGACCAATAATGCCAATGGAAGAAGTCCAAAGACCCATAACAGGAACAAAGAGCATAAAGAAATGAAGCCACCTCTTGTTACTAAAGGCGATACCAAAAATCTGAGACCAGAAACGATTCGCAGTAACCATAGAGTAGGTCTCTTCCTCTTGAGTCGGTTCAAATGCCTTGAATGTGTTTGCCTGTTCACTGTCTTCAAATAGTGTGTTTTCTACAGTTGCTCCGTGAATGGCACAGAGCAGTGCTCCACCTAGTATACCAGCAACTCCCATCATATGGAAGGGGTTGAGTGTCCAGTTGTGGAAACCCTGAAGAAACAAAAGGAACCTGAAGATTGCTGCTACCCCGAAGGATGGAGCAAAGAACCAACTGGATTGACCCAGAGGATACATCAGGAACACGCTGACGAATACAGCAATAGGACCAGAGAAAGCAATAGCATTGTACGGTCTAATTCCTACTAAACGAGCGATTTCAAACTGACGAAGCATAAATCCAATCAGACTAAAGGCCCCGTGGAGTGCCACAAAAGGCCAGAGTCCCCCAAGTTGGAACCAGCGGACGATATCCCCTTGAGCCTCAGGACCCCAGAGAAGAAGAAGAGAATGACCCATAGAATCTGCAGGCGTTGACACAGCTGCTGTAAGGAAATTAGCCCCTTCAAGATAACTAGACGCCAACCCGTGGGTGTACCAGCTTGTAACAAACGTCGTGCCAGTAAGCCAGCCACCAAGGGCAAGATAAGCAGTGGGAAAAAGTAATAGTCCAGACCAACCCACAAATACAAAGCGATCTCGTTTAAGCCAGTCATCAAGGACATCGAACCATCCCCGTTGTTGAATAGGTTGTGAAAGTGTAGACGATACCATTATACCTCCTGAAAAGAAAAGGGGATCCGAAGATCCCCAAGTTAACTTTGAGTTTTATATCAACCGATTGCAGGTGCAGTCAGAGCAACAGGAGTTGATTCTGCAGCAGCCAGATCCAATGGAAAGTTATGTGCGTTCCTTTCATGAATCACTTCCATGCCAAGACCAGCACGGTTCAGAACGTCTGCCCAAGTGTTGAGCACACGACCCTGAGAATCAATGATGGACTGGTTGAAGTTGAAGCCGTTCAGGTTGAAGGCCATCGTGGAAACACCAAGAGCGGTGAACCAGATACCTACAACAGGCCAAGCGGCAAGGAAGAAGTGCAGCGAACGGGAGTTATTAAAGGAAGCATATTGGAAAATAAGGCGTCCGAAATAACCGTGAGCAGCAACGATGTTATAAGTCTCTTCTTCTTGACCGAACTTGTAACCATAGTTCTGCGACTCATTCTCAGTGGTTTCACGAACCAGTGAGGAAGTAACCAGAGAACCGTGCATTGCACTGAACAGAGAACCACCAAACACACCAGCAACTCCAAGCATATGGAAGGGGTGCATCAGGATGTTGTGCTCTGCCTGGAACACAAGCATATAGTTGAACGTACCAGAGATACCCAGGGGCATCGCATCAGAGAACGAACCTTGACCGAAAGGATAGACCAGGAACACTGCACTCGCAGCAGCAACAGGTGCCGAGTAGGCAACACAGATCCAAGGGCGCATCCCCAGACGATAAGAGAGTTCCCATTCACGACCCATATAGGCGTAGATACCAATCAGGAAGTGGAACACAACCAGTTGGAAAGGACCACCGTTGTAGAGCCACTCGTCGAGGCTGGCGGCTTCCCAGATAGGATAGAAGTGCAGTCCAATCGCATTGGACGAAGGAATTACAGCACCAGAGATGATGTTGTTTCCATAGAGGAGTGAACCAGCAACGGGTTCACGAATACCATCAATGTCCACCGGAGGTGCGGCAATGAAGGCGACGATGAAACAGATAGTAGCAGCAAGCAGGCAAGGAATCATCAGAACGCCGAACCAACCCACATAGAGGCGGTTATCGGTCGATGTTACCCACTGGCAGAACTGTTCCCAAGTATTCGATTGTTGACGTGAAGCAATTGAAGCAGTCATTTTGATTAAAAGAAAGTAAGACCATCAGGGAAATGGTGGTGTTACTATGTTCCCGCCACCCTCAGGCGGGATATGAGAGACGTAATTTATACACCCATAGGTCTCGGTTAACGGGTGTCTAACAATGTTAAGAATTATGAGAAATCCGTAACATTTGTTTACCTATTTATCATACTACGGTCTGTTGATGGTGTCAAGCCCCTGAAATGCCTGAAATGAAGGTGGGTCACTAAATACTTGCAGTGTTTACACTCGAACAATGAAAAGACTCATTTTAGCCTTTTCGTTATTCTTCACTACTCCTGCTTTTGCTGCTGAAATTACATCTAAAATTGTTGACTCCGTACAATTAGGCGTTCAGGGTGCTGCGGTACAATCAACCAGAGTGGGTGGTTCCTACTCAGTCTCAGGTACAAATATCAACGTTACAACTCTTGGGGGAGTTGGAACTTCTGGTTCTTATGCGATCAACACGAATGGTGGGGCATTTACTTTCAGTGAATCTTCAATTACTGCTGATACTAATGTCACCACTCAGTCGGCAGCTTCTGGAACAATTGCTGCTCCCAACCTTTATAGCGACTCTACTACTCAGTTAGGTGGAGATAAAGGTACTCTTGCTGGTACTCTGAGTGGCACTGGTGTTCCTACTGTGACTGCCGGTGGTTCAGGAACCACAGCGACTGGACAAAGAACCATCGAATTGAGCGTATTCAAGTGAGACATATAACTCCCGTTTTGCTGCTAGCAACGGGACTTATATCTCCCTGTTATGCAGCACCCGTCACTCCTAACTTTACGAGTGGCACAATTACTTCCGAGACCAAAACTCGCACTGAAGTGGTTGAAGTTATCAAACAAATAGAATATACTACTGGGACATCTTATACCGTCACTGGTACTAATATCAATATTCCTGACCGTCCAGGTCCAGGAGCGAACTACACAATCCAAACGCAAGGTGCTCCGTTCCAGTTTAGTGAGACTCATCTGACTCCTGGAATTGCGAAAGAAACATGGATAGATCGCAAAACGGTAGAGGAATCTACCACAAACTCATTATCAGTCTTTACGCAATAATCGGTTTAGCATCTCCTGCATTTGCAGAAGCACCATCTAATACGAATATTGCAGGGCCCTCAGCATCTGCTACTGGTAATGTAACCAACCAGGCAGTACAGGTGCTTCAGGGTCCTTTTTCTGTGAATACTTATGGTGGTGGTGTGTCTTGCCAGGGTCCAACATTAAACTTACAAACCTTTGGTTACAATAGTCTTGCGGGCAGTACAGATCCAACATCATATCAAAGTAATTCATTCAATGGAGGACTCTCTGCAGGGTTCTCCATACCTCTTGACGGATCTTTCCAAGAACTTTGTAAAGCAAGAGTTCGTACAGAGATTAAAAGACAAGAGAGTGAAGCAGAAAAAAGTCGTTTAGATTTTGAACTCGTAAGATTGCGAGTTTGTGGAGAACAAATAAGAGTAGGAGTATTTTATCACCCAGAAAGTCCTTATGGAAAAATATGTGCCGATGTAGTAGGACCAGCACCAAATGGTTACTTGATGACTGGAAATGGGCAAATTGTTTCTAAAATAAAAAAATAGGTTAGACTTTGAACTACTCAATTTTTATAAATAATAATATAAGTTCAAAGTCTAACCATATGGGAAAAATATATTTAATTACAAATACACTTAACAATAAAATGTATGTTGGTCAAACAAAATTAACCCTCAAACAAAGATTTAGTGAGCACCAACAACCAAGCAAAAAAACAGCAATATCATACGCTATTCAAAAATATGGAAAAGAAAACTTTAAGATACAACTATTAGAAGAATGTAATATTACAAATCTCGATGAAAGAGAAACATTTTATATAGAAAAATATAAATCTTATGAAAACGGTTATAATAATACAATAGGTGGAGGTAGTCAATATATTTCACATACACCAGAAGTAAAGCAAAAATTAAGTGCCGCAGCAAAAGGAAAACTTGTTGGAGATAAAAATCCAGCAAAGAGACCAGAAGTAAGAAAAAAAATTAGTGAGGCACAAAAGAAAAGAGTTATAAATGGTGAATGGAAAAGTCCAACTGAAGGTGGACATACACCAGAAGCATTAAAAAAAATGAAAGAGAATCAACCAGATAGAAGTGGGAAAAATAATTCTCAATATGGTAAAAAAATGAGTGAAGAAACTAAACAAAAAATTAGAGAAAAGCAATTGGCGGCACAAAAAAGAAAAAGGGATGAAAAATTAAAGAATGGAACCCATTAATCAAATTAATGTGCCAAAAACAGATATAAGATTTGGTGGTCCTCCAATCATTCCAACGATAGAACCTCCTGTAACTCAGAGAGCACAGAGATCTGTGATACCTGAAATTGATATGCCGATTATTAATATGCCTGATACGACTATCAAATATCCTGTGATTGATGTTCCTACACAAGAAGAGTTTGATGCTGCGGTAAGAGCAGAGCAAGAAAAAAAAGAAGAAGAAAAACAAGAGAAGACTAGGGGACTTCCAGACACTACCCCAGTATTACCACAAGTCCAAATTCCTGTTCAAGAAAAGCAGGATAATCGGATTATTTCCGATCAACCACCCACAAACACAAATTTAGGAGTGCCCGTCATTGAAGTACCAATCGTCGGAGAAGTCCCTATCCCACCTAAAGAGCAGGTTATTCTTGCTGGCACCACTGCTACTGCTTCTGTTGCTGCGGCTCTTGTTGGCAAATCTTTGGTGGAATGGATGGTAAATAAAATGAAACCGATTGTTCAACAATTATTTGTAAGGGGTAAGAAACTCTTAAGTAGAGACCTTACTCCTTATGAACTTCAGATATTCTTTGCCTTTGAGAAAAGTCAGTCCCTTAAAAAAGTCAATAAGTTACTCAAGAAAGAACAGAAGAATCAAAAGAAAGAACAGTATAAAAAGTTTCACTCAAAGTGATTACTTCTTACGCTTCGCATCCAGTTCAGCAAAGTTCTTGACTTTTGTGCCCCCGTCGTAAGACCAGGCATAACCGGAAATAATCATCTGCTCATTCAAGGATGTTGGTTCATCATTGATAAACAAATGCCCGATAATTCTTCCATACTTTTCTGTGGAGTCAGGAAGTTCAGTCTTGATTAGAATGTTTTTAGCGCCTTCACAACGATGCTTCAACCATTCTTTTGATTCAAGTCCGTATTTCTTTTCGTTCGCATTTGTTGTACGTGACTCAGGAGTGTCAACCCCAGCGAGGCGAATCCGTTTAGTAAGAGAAATATCGAACCCCAAATCAATATCAGCGTCAATAGTGTCTCCATCGACTACCTTATGAATCTCTTTGATTCTATAAATGTATGGGTCTCTATCCGCCATTTTAAAAAAGTTTAAACTTCTCTGTATTTAGTTTGGGGATAGGTAGTTTCTCAAATGCTTTATTGACCTGCTTTTCTACAACGGCACCAACAAACTCTTCTGGGTTGTCCAAAATCTTTTGTGCTTTCTGATAAGTTACATAAGCACCATAACAAAGTGCGGCACTAATTGCCAGACTTGTCGCTGACAGAATGATTGCTAGGTTCTTCATCTTTCATTTCCTCAAATGCTAACCTCATTATGTAGTAGATTACATAAGCAGTAAAAGCAAGCCCACAAGAAAGAATAATAAAAACTCCCCAAGGAAAATTTCCAGGCATCAGTATTTACCTTCTACACAATAATCTGACTTTTTGTTTGGTGTGTATTCTTTATATCCTTCTTGTGGTTTCATCCACCCACAACCAATCAACCACTCCATTGTCATAGGTGTTGGTCTTACCTGTTCCCACAAAGGACCTTTAGCACACATTTCCAAATGCTTCACAGTTTGACCAGACTGTTCTTCTGCCCAGTTGGCATCTGCTTCCCAAGGCACAGCACGACTCTGACCCATAGATTCATAAGATAGTTTAGTCATCTTCATTACCCAAGCAGGAATCTCTGAGTCCTGGTGGACTTGTGCCATAAAAGAAGTTTTGATTCCACCACCCATACAGTCCTGAACAACGTGCCATCCTTCGTGCCTCATTGTTCCTAAAAACTCTCTTGGGTCCTTTAAGAGTTCCTCATTGATAAAGAAACGATTGTATTCTGGTTTGTATAAACCTATCGTTCGTGGTGTGAAGTATCTACTCGGACCAACATAAACTGGAACATTCAGTTTATTCAGTGCTACCAGAATAGATTTGATTTCTGTTCTGAAGTTATCAAACTCTTTACCAGATAAGAACGCAGAGTCTGGTGTAAGTTGTTCTACTCCTTCTGTACATTCTCGGAGTATCATACAACCCATTGCAGCGAGGCTGTATGCTGGAACTGTTGGTTGTTTCTTTTCCAACGAACTAGCTGTTGCTGGAAATGTCAAAGTTAATGATAAACCAATTGATGAAAGGAGTTTTTTCATTCTCGCCCCTCTTGTCTATGAATCCAAACTTTCAAATCTTTTACATACTTTCTTAATATTTCTGCTTGTAATATGTGCCAGTCATCTCCTGTTTTAACATATGCCTTGATGTGCTCATCGACAGCATCAAGGCACTTTTTAATTACAGGATTCCAAGGTTCCCGAATTGGAGTATTCCATTCGCGTGGCATAATACCTCACTTTTTCTTTCCGCCGTTCTTCGCTTTGTTTGCGTTTGCGTTTCCTGAGTTCTGCTTTTTATTATTAGCAGAACCTGCTCCACCCTTTTTATTTTTATTTGCTGACTTTGCCATTAGGCTCCTGTGCGGGGTTGAACTTGTCCCTCTTCCAGTGCTTCAACTCTTTCTTCAAGAGTTGCTGCTACTTCTTCTGCGGGTGGTTCTGGGGGTGCTTCCACAAACTCCTCTCTTTTTGGTTCTTCTTTCTTTTCATCTTCTTCATCACCACCTTTCTTCATTGTATTAATACCAAAAGTAGCAGCAGATGCAGTGAAGACTGTCGCAATAAATGTGGGATCCATCTTAGACAGAGTACCCGCATAACTTGCAGTAAGGAGAGCAGCAGACCAACCCAAAATACATATACGAATTAGTTGTCCCATAGCATTTTCGTTTTTCTTGTTAGTCATTTTCCTTTGTAAATACGGTTAACCTTTTTTCCAAGATTCACCTTCTGCTTTTCTTCTACGAGCAAGTCCTGCTTCTACATTAGAACCAGGATTTCTGTAGAGATAAAGCGCATCGGGAACTAAGTCCCACTCTTTATTCTTCAGGCGTTTAGTAATAGTATTAAAGTTAGCACCACCGTAAAAGCCGGCACCAAGATTATAAGCAAAGCTGAGCAGAGCTCCTCTTTTTCCATCTGACATCTCATTCCAGTGTGGGATTTTGCGAAGAGCAGGAAGAAACTCCTTCTTGCATTGTTCAATCAGAAGTGCATCCGCCTCCTGTTGAGTGAGTGTATCACCAAGTTTGAATGCTGAACCATCCTTCTTGCGAGTAGATCCCCAACCAATCGTGATTGGCAATCCACCACTCAGAGGATCAGGATAAGCCTTGAGATGGCATCCTTCAAACTCCTTGATTAACTTGATGCCCATTTGTGGAACATCATCACCACCAGTTACAGGAGCTGCAGCAGCGGCAGGGGCTGGTGCAGCACTAGTCTTTTTTCCTCTAAAGATCTCCGCCCAATCTACGTTATCCTCAAGAAACTTAACTGGAAGGTTATCTTCTAACCACTGAACTGCCTTGACGTGATTGGGGTTCTTCTCGTCATAGAACTTGAAAAAGTTGTGTAAATCGATACGTGCCATTGTTTGTTCTCCTATCAGTCGAAAATTCTGCCCCAGCCATCGTTGCCACCTGGACACCAACGATGCTTAAGAACTGCTTTGGTATAAATGGTCTTCTTACCATTTGTCACTGGTCCAGTGTAGTTATCGTTGAGAGAACCATATGGATCGTTTACAAAGTATCCTTTTCCGTCAGGAGTCTTACCAATCACAACACACATATGCCCACCAGTAGGATTAGATAAAGAGCCGCGATGCAGGATACCAATAACAACAGGTTTCCCAGCATCAAGACTTTTATCAATGTCAGCAAAAGAAAGATTGTAACTAAAGTGTGACTTAACTCCATAACCTGCCAGAACTTTTGTCTGGACCGAATGGTCAGTCGTGTCACCAATCGCAAATACTTTCTTAACATACTCATCATCACCCT